TTGCACCTGTGTTATTTGTAAGTGTATAATCGTTACCATCGCCAGTTATAATACTTGAAGTTATGCCATCATATACATAATAATCAACGCCATTAACTGTTGTAAATGTTCGTGTGCCTAAATTAGCAACTGCTTCACTTGATACCAAGTTAGGACTATCTAATAACAAACCTTCTATTTTTGTGGTTACGGTTGTTTCAGCGACATCTTTGCCTAAATGCATAATGCCTATGCCATCATCATCTACACTTGCAATATCGCTATCTTGTTTACGGTTAAGCTCTTCGATACTATCTATGCGTTGTTCATGTTCGATTAAGTCTTTCTCATGTTCAATGTCTTTGTTTTGTAATGCTAAAATATCACTTTGCGCTGTATCTATATCACTTTCAGCAGTGCCTACTCTATCATCTAACGTTTCGTGTTTTGTATCTAACTCATCAATAGCAGCCTTAACGTTTGTTGCTATTAAATCGCTTAATGTATTATCATACCTTACATTAACGGCATCTAAATCAGTGAGTAAATTGTCAACAGGAACTCTAATTTCATTGCCATTTGCAAGTATAAACACTAAATCATTGTCAACCGCATCATATGAGCCGCTTTCAATAATAAGTTCTAACGGTAAATCAATAGTTATTGTAGAGCCATCATATTTTGTAAATGTCATAACGCCATTTGTTGAGTTGTAGGTTGCGGTTTTTAATAACGTTTTTAATTCATCATGAACTAACTTCGCACTAGGATACTGCACATCAGTTGGTGTGTTCCAAGCAGTGATTTTGTTCGTTTTATCTTCTTTGTCAGTTTGTAAAGTAGAAATATTACTTTTGTTAGTGTCTACCTCTGCTTGTAAAGCGCTTAAGAAACTTGTTTTAGTTATGTTAACGTATTTTGTTCCGTTCCAAATTAACAAGTCGTTTACGGTTTTACCAGAAGTTTCAACGTTGCTTGAATCGTCTAAATTATAATGAATGCGTGGGTCAACTAACAAACGATCGTTTGATTCTACAATACCAACGCACACATACATATTAGCACCTTTAGATAAAGAATCTATCGTAACCATATTTCCGTTTGTGCCAAGATAAAGTCTTGTGCCTAAATCATAAGCACTAACATCTAAAGAAACTCTACCAGCCACCGTTACAAAGCCTTCAACACTAAATGTTTCAGTTGCTACACCAATAATTGAAATTGCTTGGTCGTGAACTGTGCTACTTGCTCTTTTTGCTAATACTTTACCAGAGTTTCCAACTTCACCATAAATATAAACGACATCACCGTTAACAATGTCGGTTGATTCACCGTTTCTTACTCTTATCACAATTTTTTGCCCATCTTGAATTACAACGCTTGAGCTTAATCTTAATTCTGTTGTTTTAAAGTCATCATTATAACGCCTTGCGCCTATTGGCAAATCACCTTGTTCTGTTCTTGGTGTTGTAAGCCATTGTATGTAATCTACCCCAGCTTCAATAGTGCCGTTGTAATTAAAAGCGTTTTGAGCATAACCTTCCAAATTACTGACTTGGTCTAACATATTAGCGTATTGGTCGTGTAATGCACTTGAAATCTCTTGGTAACTATCAGCCGTAACTTCTTCAAAATTGTTTACGCCATCAGCGACAGTATAAAATACTAAAGGCAACGCTTCATAATCAGCGCCTAACATATAACCACATTGAACTGCGTGGCGACCAGCAACATAAGTCCATCCAACTGTTGTTAAATCAATGTAAAAGACTTGATATTGAACACTATCAATAGTGTAAGTTGCTACATTCATTGTAAGCATTGAACTGGGATAACCATCACTTCTTCTATAAACTACTAAAGGCGTTCCGCCACTAAAAGTTGCGAGTGGAACAGCAAATACTAATCTCGTTACACCAATATCGCCTTGCTGAATATCAGCCTCTAAATCACTGAATGTAAAAGAAGTTCCTAATTCGCCTTCCCATTCCAGTGTTCCTTGTTTTTCTAACAATAAATCTTCATCATAGATATATGCCGCTATTGTGTTAATTGCCATTAAACACACCTTCTTTCATTTCTAATATACCAAGCAAAGCGAATAAACCGCTAATTGCATAGTTGTGCCAAGTTTCTGCAAAGAAATATTTAAAATATTCTTCAAAAGCATAAGGGTTTAAAATATATTGCCTTATGATAAATGATTCATTTTCAACAGTTATAACTTCATTAACTTGAACAAACGACACAAGCAAAAACATTATTGCTAACGCAAAAAATATAATCGCTTTAATTATTTTTGTTGGTTTCACTTAAACCACCTCCCTAAATACTTGCGGTGTTTCTATCAAAATTATAAGTCAAACTATCAATAGTAACTTCGCCATCATTATTAAATGTTCTTGGCGTTTCTAAAGCAAAGTATGATAATATATCACTCGTGTCTAAATCGCCTGTTGTTGAGAATTCAATTAAGCCTGAACCATCATTCCTAACACCAGAGCAAAGCAACGCTACACCCTTAATAACTGTGCTTGTAGTAACTGTTAATTTAAAAACATTATCAGGTGTTGTGTAAATATTAGATTTTCCAGCACTAAACCCCCAACCACAATCTTGTGGTGTTGTTAATAAAACATTTGTGCCACTACTATCAATTTCACCCACTAAAGCAATCTTATCAAAACCATCGGTGTAACTTGCTGAAAAACCACCTTGTAATAATGTTAATACATATTGTTCGCCTAAACTTGTTAAATTTGCCATAATCATTTACCTCTTTTCTTTTATTTTTATGAAATAGAACCTGTTCTACTTACTGCTTCGCTTAATATCTTATCTGTTGCTTTTGCTTTTGCGTAAACTGTTAATGAGCCACTCATTGATGGCATCATAAAGTTAACTGAACCTTGAGAAGCAATTACACCTTGAGAAATTGTTGGTGTGTCATTCAAACCTGTAAAGATTTCTGCTGAGAAATCGTCTTCATTTGTTGCTTGGAAAGTATATTCATAGAATGAACCGTTTTGAACCCAAGATATAAAATTAAGTGTTGGTGCTGTTGTTTGATATTTGTAATCAATAGCAACATTTATTCTATCATTTTCGTGGAACGCTAACTGTAAACTTAAATCTTCATCTTCATATAACATTACAATTGCATCAATTCTATCATTATCATTGAATGATAAATCAAGGTTAAGACTTTCGTTTTCAAATCCACTTAATTGTGCGTTGATTGTATCGCTATCTCTAAACGCTAACCCCATTACTAATTTTTCTAAATCTTTATAAATCAATTGCGCATTGATAATGTCGCTGTCATTAAAACTTAACTGCAAAGTCAATTTTTCATATTCAAAGCTACTTAATGTCAACGCTATTACATCACTATCAATAAATTCTAATGGTTCAACAATATATACTTCGTTTTCTTGATAAGCGAGTATTGCGTTTATGTAGTCGCTGTCAACGTATTCTAATGTTAAAGTTAAACTTTCGACTATGCCACTATAATGTGGATAAGTTCTTTTGTTTAAGAAATTAAAATGAATCTCATCAATAACTGTTTTTGCGCTTCCAAACTGCACTTGATTCACTCCAAGATATAAATTGCCATCACTGTCAGCTATCGCAAAATAATTAAATGGCAAATAAACACTTTCTGGGATCTCTACATAATTTGTTGTTACATAACTACTTGTGTTTTCAAGTTGAGTCGCTGTCGTCAAATCAATTTTATCACTTTGTGTTTTTTCAATGGGTTGAGTCAAACCGTAAAAGTAAAGTGTTTTGCTTGTTACTCTTGGTTTAATCAAAGTATTTTCTTTTAGTAAACTATCGCCTATTACAAACGTATTGATTAAATCATATCTCGCAAACACTGGTAAAGTTAATTCAAAGCCCAAAATCTCAGCGTTATCTTTTTTTATTGTATATTCTGGTGTTTCAAACAAGGCTTCTTGCTTTTTCATTATTATATAACCATATAAAACATAATTGTCTTCAATGAGGTCATTAAAATAAACGGTATTTGTTGTGTTATCTACATATAAACCTTTTTCGGTTAAAATAGACGGCGTTGGAAAATCTAATTGTGTGTCGTAAAAATATATATTATCATAGTTTCCCAATTCAACCAAATCTTCCAAAAATGTTAATCTATTTAATATCGTATACTTGTCAAGTAAAACTACTAAATTTTTCCATTTACTATGAATAAGCGGCAAATAATCGCTTAATCTAACCAGTTGGTCGTTTAATGCGTAATAAGAGAATTCACTTTCAACTTTTGCTATATTGCTCTCGATTTTTTCCCAGATACCATAATATAAATCAAAATTAACGTTTTCCAGCTCACCTCTAGTTGTTGTATAATAAATCGCCTTTTGAACATAACGATTTTTCTCATAAACAACTTGCTTACCAGCTAACTTGGTGTCTGGCATATCTAGTTTCCATTTTAATGCATTTTTCTCTGCTAACGCACCTAAAGGTTTAACTATTGGTTGAATTCGCCAACGTGGTCGTATTGTCGCCACAGTAATATTTTTGTTATAAGTTCCCGTTTTTAACGTTTCAAGAAATCGCTTCTTTAACTCGTCATAATCTAACGAACTATCAACTATGCTTTCGGTCGATAATTCAACAAACGCAAGTGGTAATAAAATATCTCTTTTTAATGTAAAAGCTGATTTACTCAACGAAACTTCATAAGGTCTAAACTCTCTATCAATTTGAACAAATTGTGATATTCTATTCCAATTTTTGCTTAGTTCATATCTTGCTATTAAATAAGTCGTATATGGTATAATTTCAACTTTTGTTACGTAATAGCCGTCCAATGTGTAATCGCAAACGTTATAAACGCCACTAAACGCATAATGTTTCTTGCTTGTTGATACGGTATCAACACCAATTCTTTGAATTTGTCCGTAAACATTTTCGGTTAAATCATATAATTCATTGATTCTTTCGCTTGGGTTAATAATTATGCTACTATACTCATCTAACATTTCTGGATTTAATGCGTAAGGCTCAAAGTTTTCTCGGTATTGTATAGAACGCATTGTTTCATAGTAAGGCACGTATTCAACCTTAAACATCATTGTTTTCCAATTCCTTGAATCAATTAAACTAACGCTTTCGCCATATAAATCTGCGTAAATTCTATCAGCGGCTATTTGTTGAAATATAGCGCCAAAACTTTCGCTAAACCCAAGTATCTCATTGGATTTGTATGTCCAATAAACGCTATAACCTTGCGAACCTTTACCGTTATCGAATTCTAACGTATCATAAACCTTTTTTTCAAAAACATAATCATTTAAACTTATCTCAGCCATATTGTAATCTAATGGAGGTTTTGTAAAAGCATATATTGATAAGTTTTTTAATTCGCCAATAGGTTGACTTAATACTAGCCTTAAATCATTTTCACCTAGTATCACACCATTATTTCTAAAAGTTATGTAATCCGTAACTGAGCCTTCATAAATTACATTATCGGTTGGTATCGTGTTTTCGTGAAATATTTCGGCACTTTGCCCAAAGTTTTCACCACTTGCTTCTTGAATATAATCTATATCGCCATCGCCAATTTCAATAGGTAATCGTTTTTGATTTATAAAATCGCCAGTAAGCCACCAACCATTATTGTAATAAAGTCTAGGAATAGCATTTACAACTTTAAATAATTCAACCAACACTTCCCGCAAGTTTTTCTTATCTAAATACATTTGAGGTGCGATTACTGTATTTATTTTTTCTATAAAATCAGGGTCTATTTTAAATAATCTTGTAGAAAACACTCTTGATCTTGGAACTAATGGAACAATTTGTCTAACTCTTTCAATATAATCATAAAGTGTTTTTTGTGTTCCAGTTAAAGGCTGAGTAAAGGTTAATGTGCCTACAACAAACTTTTCAAGCCATTTTGTTGGTTCTATCAAGCCTATTGTGTGATTATAAGTTTTATATAACCGGTTATCTATTTCAACTTTTGTTGTGTAAATCAACCATGTCGTTGTTTTAACTTCGTTGCCATCGTTTATTGAAATCTCAACCCTAGAGAATCTATTAAACTTATCTCGCCTAGTCGAGCGTGGTATTGTTAAAACTCCACTATCTAAACTCTCATCTAACTTTAGGGTGTAAGATAAACCATCGACTTTAACTCTTGTTGTTTCGTTACGTTCATATATTTTTATATTATATGTAAACATAGCCTACCCCCTTGTTTTAAATGTGCCACCACTTAATTGCTTCATAAAATCAGCTGATAAGTTTTCTTTTCCTACCTTAATATTATAGTCAATAACTTTGTCCGCAGTAAATATCGCAGCACCAACTAATGCCATAACAGGGTTTACAGTAGCTATGAGAGCAAAACCACCATATGTTATTGCAACGCCTCTACGACTTGCTGCAACTGTATTTTCGGTATATTCACCAACATAACTATTTATTTTACTAGCACTGGCTAAACCAAATGCAGCGGCTTTTCTTATAGAACCAATGTTTAAGCCTCCACTTTTTTCCGTTTGTGTTTCTTGCGCTGCTTTTGTTTTGCTTTCAAAAGGCTGATATTTAGGGCTTGTTTTTGATACGCCTTGTCTTTCGGTATAATGTGCATATATATGATAATCTTGCATTTTTAAGCCCTCCTTTAATGTTAAGGTGCTAGTATCAATTCATCGCTCTTAATTAAACTAAAAGACATATATTGTTTTTCGCCTAATACTATTTTGCGTGTCATTGAAGTTATTTTTACAGGAAACGTGTGTTTAAGTGTTCCGTTAAAATACTCTGCGTAAGTAAATACTTGTTCCATATTATATGTATCGCTTGAAATACTGTCGCATATTGCTTGAACATTAGCGTCAATGTAAGTAATAAGAGTTGCGTGCCATTGGCTCGTTGTATTACCGCCTTTTGCTTCATAATCACCTTGCTTATGTGGGTAATTTTCTTCATTAACTCTTGAAACATCGCCGTCATATAAAGTAAGTAATTTGTCGTCTAAATAATATCTGTAAGCGTTTCCAAAGAGATTTGTATCACTAAATTCAACATAAATATTTGTTTGAATTCTTGTGTAATAATTACCGTTAATTGGGTTCGTTAACCCAGCTGGTAAAAGTGCATCCATATTCCAAACTGTATGATAAGTAGTTGAGTTGTCAACTAAATCTTCATAATTACCAACTATCTTTGAAACAACTTGGTCTAAAGCTAACAAATCAGTATCTAAATCTTCTTGATAATCGCTTTTTACTAAAAATTCTACACCAATAGTGGCAACACCGTTAATTTGATTAGGTAGTGCTGAATAATCGGCTGTGAAGGTAATTATCGTTGATATGAAGTTCTTTTCTATTAAGCGATAACCTTGTTTAACGTTGTAAACAAAATGCTGGTCTTTGTCTTGCAAATATGCGTATGAGCCAACAACAAATTTTTTATTAGCGGTATTGTTATTAAGTTTTTGCTCTATTGAAGCACGTATAATTTCTTGTATCATAACAATCACCCATTTCTTTCGTTCATTATCTCTACATAATCGCTAATCATATTTGTTTTAAAACTATCATTGCTATCGAATATTCTTTCACTATACCAATTATTTTGAGTAGCCATTGCTCTTAAATCTTGATTTAAACTATTTTTTAACCTATCATCAGCACTCATAACCATATTAGCGACTTCATTCATACCTTTATTAGCATAATGAATAAAGTGATTTGTCCTAGAAGTGTCATTAAGTTCGTATTTAGAGTGCATAAACCCTGCTATTGCTGGTACAGTTTGCCCACCTATAAATCCCATGTGTCCTTGAAAATGGCGAGTGCCTTCTTCCAAGAAATAAATATAATAAGCGCTATCTAATGAGTAAGTTATTCTAAAGCCATCATTTGTTAATTCGCTTCTTATTGCGTTATATCTTAAATTACCAGTGTCCATTGCCGCAAGGTATTGTGCTATTCCAAGAGAGATATTTCTATCAAAGTTGATACTATCTAATCTCATTATTGCAACTCTACAATTTGGGGGAAATTACCACTTACAAGAAACATACCGTGTTGTTTTTGTGGTAATGATCGTGTGACTCTTAATGTAACCCCATCATCAAAGACAACTAAATCTCTTTCATCAAACTTAATATTTCTTTCGCTTGTAAATATAGCTCTATCAATTTTACCTTTAAGCCAACCACTAATAGGTTGAAATGTCATTTCAGTATCAGTTAGATATCTAAACCTAAACATTCTAACGCCTTTAAGATTTTTTATGCTTTCGTTTTCTACAAGAGTTTTAATTTGACTATCTATGGTCTTTGCTACACTTTCTTTAACTAAATAAGCCTTTAAGACTTCACCAGCGCCTACATTAGCCATAATTTAATACCCCAATGTGTCGTAATCTAATTCACTATCTCTTGTAACGTTATTATAGCCACCAGTATATAACAAGTCGTTATAAAGCAATATATCTTCCGCTTGTTTAGCGATAACTCTTTGCCCACGCAAATCATTAAGGTTAATTGTAATGCCGTTTAATGGGTTTACACCAAGTTGCATTGATAATAATAATGGGTTGCTTTCATATTCAAACCTTGTTTGCCATTCTAAAACTTCTTGAATTATTGGTCTATATTCTTCAACCATAGCTAAATTATACTCAATTAACTTTTGTCTTTGAGTGTGAACGTATATATAATTATAAATTACTCTACTAATTTGATACATTTTGTCTTGCGCTCTTGTTTTAGAGCCTTCTTTTTGAATAAAATCAAGCCCTAATGTGTTTTTAACATACTCTACATCAAGTATATACATATGCCATTTAGTTGAATATGCCATTTCTTTTGTGTTAGCCCACATATTAACACCTCATTTTCTTTGGTAAAGCGTTCAAGAGTTGCACTTGAATTAAACTACACGCTTTATGTATAATGGGCGGCAAACTTTCTTGCCAGTCGCCACCCACTAATTTATTTATTCGCCATCTGCTTCCCAAATAGCATACAAAGTGTCTGCTACTGTTACGACAGTTGCGCTTGAAACCATTGATGTCCCTGCTTCATCATATGCCCAACCAGTTAGAGTATAACCAGTTTGCACTGGGGTTGGTGCATAACTTAATATAGTATTTACCTCATTATCTAATGCTGATACATCTACGTCGGTAGTAGCGCCTTCGATATTACCGCCGTTGAGGTCAAATGTCAGCGTAACTACTACTGCGAATCAGGTGCTACGATTGTTAATGCAACGTGGAAGTCGCCAGTTTCAGCAGTAAATGTAACCGCTGAATTAGTAATAAGTTTAATTCCGCCTTCGAATAATACTTTAACACCATAATTTGATAAAGGTTGAATTCTCAATCCGTTTACATCAGGGCTATCAATAACCTTGATTTGTTCTGGGAATGCTTGACCTCTACCAGTTGCAATGTATGAACTTAAAACGCATTGGAAGTCATCTAAATCACCTTCAGTTAGACCTAACCAAGTTTCAGCTTCAGTCCAAATCGGATCAGTAGCAACCATACAAGGAACGCTATGAACCATTCCACGATAACCAGTTGCGTTTTCTGGCAATTTGTCTTTGAACGTTGGGTCTACCGCTCCGCTCTTAACCATATCTTGAGCAAAGTTTGAACCACCAACGATTATATCGCCTTTGTCCAATAATTCCATTAAACCATTTGGTCTCCAAATCGCTAATCTACCCTCGATAGGGTAAGTGTCGTGATAAGTGTCACCATTGTCTAATGCAGCATTTGCTAAACGGAATTTAGTAAGTCCATCACCAGTTGTTGCTGGATTATAAGTGTAAACTCTACCAGTTCCAGAAGTAGCAGTAACACAAGCGTTTAATACAGCACCTATTTGGTGAGCTAATGTTCCAGCATTTCTACCACGAGTGATAGCCTTACCGATTTCAATAACTCTACGAGATACTGTTGCTGCGTTTTGTAATGATAAAATACTTTGAACATTTGGAACATCTTCCATATGGTCGTATAAATATTTCAATGTAATAATTTCTTCAGTTAAGCCATATGTTTTAACGGCAGTAGTGTTTTTGAATCCACCGTTGTTTGCGCCACCGATTTCTCTATATTTACCAGTATTTTTGGCAATCTTTGGAACACGGACAGCACTTGCGCCGAAACTATCGGCAGTGATTTGAATAATACCTACACCATCTTGGTATAAGTCATTTTGAATAATTGTTTCAATTAACTGATTAGCCACAGCAATGTGTAAAGCAGTATCGTTAACTGAATAACCTGTAAAATCAGCCATAATAAATTACCTCTTTCTTAAATTTTTAATTTGATTTTTTACCAGCGGTTAGAGATGTATTTCTTGCGTTTAGCAGTTTCATCTTCTAATTCTGCTTTGTTTGGGTTTGGTTGTGGTTCAAAGCCTTTTGGTTGACGCTTTTTAACTTCAGCAAGTTCTTTTTCTAATTTAGCAATCTTTTCATTGTTTTCTTCTTGCAAACGTTTAATAGCTTCTTCCCAAGCATTAGCTGGAGGTTGCGTCTCTTTTTCGCTTTTTTTCTCAACAGCTTCTGCTTTAGGTTTTTCTTCCACTTTTTCTTTAGGTGTTTCAACCTTTGGTTTTTCTTCTTCTTTTGGTTCTTCTTTTTTAGGTTCTTCTTCTGGTTCTTTTTTAGGTTCAGGTTCTTCAACTTTTGGTTGCTCTTCCTCTACTTCTTCCAAAGACTTGATAAGCAATTCCTTATCTTCCTTAGATAAACCTTTTAATCTTTCGAGTTCTTCTTGGTTGAGTGCCATAGTTTTACCTCTTTTCTTTCTTTTAAATAAATTAAACACGTGTTATACCTCCTTGCTTTGAGTTGCAAGTATATGTTAAACGCTACTTTAACAGAAAGTTTATCAAGTTAATCACTCTTTGAGTTTTTCACCTGCAATCGGTTAAATGCATCTTACAACTTTTTTAGTTAGTAACCAGCCAAACTAACTCAACGGTCAACCATACGTTTTTATGACCTTCCACGAATATTATTTATATGTTAAATAACAACGGCAATTATACCTTTCGTGTGCTGGTAATGTTGAATGTGATGGAAATAATGCACTGTCACTTCCAACGTTAAATGTATCATTTATTGGAACTATCATATTTGATACGCTTGTATGAAACGTTGTTCTTCTAACTCTTTCATCATTTTGTGTGTTCCAAATCTTGATTCTTTTGTTTAAAAACATTGTATTAACCATATAACTTATGTCGTTTGTTTGCTCCATAAGCGTTGCTTCTTCTTCTAACTTCGCTAATCGTTGCTTTTTTGTAATCGCTAAAATTGGCGATTTATGTGGAATATTTCTTGTTTTTGTGATATAATTAAGTATAGAGATATTGTCATTTTTAAACCTTATAACTTGACCTTCAAACTCACCTTTTCCATTAAGACCTTTATCAAACTTCTTAAGGAAATCTTTGCTATCTTCAAGATTATTTTCTAACAAGATAGGTGCATACTTTTTAATTATCGCTTGGGTGGGGGCTGTCATATACTCAACTACATAAACAAATAATAATGCTAATATAACAAATTTTTCGTTATCTTTTTTGTGTTTTATTTGTAAGTCGCTAATGCCGTTCACATAATCGTTGAGTAGCGACCTTGTGTCGGCTTTCATTAGTTCTTTTTGCGCCTAAATATACCGAATGTTGATTGTTTTTTGCCTTCTTCAGGTATTTCATCCAACTCTTCTCTAATAGGGCGCTCCTCTTTTTCGTTTATTCCTTGACCTTCTGGTTGATTATTGATATTTTTTATTCTTTGTTCAAACGCTGTTAAATTCGCTTCTGCTTGAACTGAAGTTTGCATACGCAATATTTCTTCTTTTTCTCTTTTAGAGCGATTAACCATTTGCCAAATTTGTGCTTCATCAATAGCTGGAAACATTTTTTGGAAAGTATCAAACATTGACATACCGATTTCTTTCATTGCTCTAACTTCATCAACGGTAACAAGTTTGTTAACCATATTTTGTGAGCTAAATCTTATAATAAAATCATCTTGCATATCATAATATTTTCGCCAACGTTTAATGAAATTATCTATCGCTGGTGTAAATACATTTCTTTTTTCTTCAATATAACTAATAGTCTTTTGACTTTCACTTGCTATTTGAGTTGCTGTTTTAGAACCAGTTGCATCTCTTAAAAATGGGAACATATCACTACCACTAATTCCAACTTGTGTTGCTATGTTTTCAGCAAGTAGATTTCTTGTCATTGTATGTTCTTTCATTCTTAAATCAAATTGAACGCTAATTGGTTTTTGATTCTCTGGTTTTACATTAGGTATTTTTGTAAATACACTACGATCAAATCCTTCATAGAACGTTCCAGCCTTCTCATTTGGGTTAGATATAGTCATTGGAACTAAAACTTTACCACGACCGATATATTGGTCTGTCATCATACTTGTAAAAGCATAATCCCACTCAAATAGATACGACAATACATTTAATAACACTGGTTCACCCATAGAAATTTCAGGTGTTCTATTAGCATTTGTAAAATGAACTAAATCAATTCCAATGTCATCAAAAGGTAAATCTTCTTCTTTATCTAAAATGATATCTTTACCAAACTCATCTTTAATCATTTTTTGAATATTTTTAGGTAATTGTTCCCATTTAACTTGAACTGCAGTAGACAAATCGAAAGTTTGACCTGTTGTAACTTGCCCAAAATCACGTTTAGCATTGATTTCTACCTTTGGATTGCCGTTTTCATCATAGAATCTATGTTCTACAACATAAAAGTTCTCATCAAAGGCATTTCTATCACTACCACGACTAACTTTTGCTGAATAAGACTTTAAAAAGCCAACAAAATCAATACAATTACCACTATAATCACTTTGAAAAAAGAATTGGTCTATTCTTAAAGCACTAACTTTTAACTCACCTTTGCTTGTGATATTAGACTTTAAAGCGCCAGTTCCACCAGCGGCAGTAAATTCGACAAACTTTGACACTGTATTTTGCCAATTAAAGTATTTAGACCACTTATTGAACTCTAAAAGAGTATCATTTGGCTTATCTAAATCTTCTTCTTGTTCATAACCAGCGTTTTGAGCGAATAATTTACCACCCATAATGAGTTTTGTAACTTCTTTTACTACCATATTACCAATAGCGGTTGAAAACATACCAGTATGGATTCTATGAACCTCTGGCACATAACCACTATACCAATTTAAACATCTTCTAATAACTTGATAATAATATGGTTTAAATTTAGGTGGCACTAAAGCATAAAATGTGTCCCTAAACTGATATTGATATGTTTGTTGTGGATTTATAGCACTTACATTGAATAATTCTTGTATTAAAGCACTATCATTTGAAACATTAGCCATTACTCCACCTACTTTCTAACCTATATATAAATGTTCGGGATCAGCATAGAATGCTACTGGGTATCTAATACCATCAGTTAAGTCATTTGGTATACTGTCATTGAACTTATCTGGGTGAGTTTCATCCCACGCAACTGTTTGCAATTCATTAAATAAAACGCTTGGTGGTGTTGGAAATTCAGCATTTTGGAATAATTCCACCCAACTATCTTCTTCTATAAACAAATTTCTGTTTACAAACGCATTATTTACTCTTTCAGTTGTTTTTATTAAATCTTTTTGTGTAAATTTTATTATTGTTGCACTATTTCCTAAATAAAACTGTAATTGTTCGATTAAATCTATGTTATGTCCATCAACAACGAAAATTATTTCATCTTGGCTTAACATATGTAAATGATATTTATTAAGCATTTCGTTAAACCATTTAAAGATATGTTTACCAACCAATACATTATTTCTAATAATTCCGTTCTTTTTTGGGTTATGAGAGAAAATTTCACCAGTTTTGACTATCAATTTATTAGTTTTTGTATTGAATATCGGTATAAAAGCAGCAGTATCTCTTGAATTTGCACCATCAACACCTATAAATAACCTATGTATAATCTCAACTTTTTCTATTTTTTCAGTATATTTGATTTTAAATTCACGCATATACTCTTTATTATGCTCTAATTTAGGCACAACGTGAACACTTTCAGTAAAAGCACCATAAACTAAATCATTTCCGCCTACTGGTATACCCATAAACATATATTCATAGTTTTTAGGGTTAAGCTCTCGTTCCATTTCGATAGCTTGTATAGTTGCTTGATTCAACCAATGTCTAATCATAGTCCAATTTGTTTCTATGGTTATAAAAGAACTATCTTTTTCTTTTTCACGACACCAAACATTGAATTTAGCATTTAAGTTTCTATCTCTATTACCAGCATAGATAACTTTGCCTATTTTATCATCTAAATATCTTAAATAAGTAGCAAGAGCGTGATTAAGCAAATCAGCACTACCAGTTAACCCACTAAAGATTTCTTGAGTTTCTTCAACGATTATTAACGATAAAGGTCTATCAGGTGATTTACCACGCGAGATATTAGAACCACTTTTACTACCAAGACCAACACCACTAAAATGTATTTGGTTTCCCCAAGCACTTGTGATTTTTAACGGTGGACTTGATTTGAATTTGAATTTTGAAAAAATATTATCAGGTAGATTTTGAAAGAAAAACTTTTTTAATTCACTAAAGATACTTTCTTGCATACTACTTGAGTTTGCTCTTAAGATTTGTATATCGTGTGTTTTGTATTGACATAGATTTATAAACGCTTTTTGAGTTAAGCCGAATGTTTTACCACCTACACGACCACTTACCAAGATATAATTACGTTGCTTTTGTATCTTTTCGTGATCATCCACCATTAAAGGTTTGAATTTATCAAGAACTTCGATTCTAAACTTATTCATCTTCCTCTTCCAGACCTTCAAACGATAATTCTATTTTAAACATATTGCTTTCAGGCACTTGGTTTTTGTCGGTATCACGCTTATACTCAAATTGTTTTCTATTATTCATAATATATTGCCCAGCATAAACGTTAGGCGGAATATATTTTTGTTTGTTTATAACTCTTCGGTTTGGATCTCTTGTTCCCATATACATAAGTTGTTCTTCTTTTTCGGTAACAAAAAAACCACCTGCTAACTTATACATTGCATCAATAACAGCCATATCTCTTTGCGAGTAGCCTAAATCAAATGCATCATAAATTGTTGGGTGGGAATTTCTTATATCTATAAATTGTCTTTGGCTCAAACTAAAAATGTTAGCAATTTCTACTAACTGCAAATTCTTTTTAGCACAAGCTATGATTGATTTAATTCCTTGTTCCGTTAGTAAAAAGTCAGTCTTTTCTTCTATTGTCTTGCCATAAAACTTTTGTGCGGTTAAGAACTCTCTTATCTTTTCTGTGAATTCTCTTTTTTCTTTATTAGCTTCTTTTAATAAGTTTTCAAATATTGTCTTTTCTTGAAAGTTTTTATTATAAGCCATTACCGCACCTCCTTCTTTGACATTAACTTTTTTATGCTATTATTCCAGAAAAATTGCGCTTTTGTTTTTCTACGCACTTCTTTATTTTATTTTATCACTCTTTTAGTTGCCTTGTCAACTTTATTTGCCTTTTTATTTTTTTCTTTATAAGTTTGACACTGCTTTTTTCTCTACAAGTTCCAAAATCTATGGTGGGTATAACCCACTACACTTCAATTTCTATCGTGTATATACCGCCATTCCAACGCTTAAAAAGATAAAAGATCACGCTTAAAGATTAAAAAGCTTATAAAATGTTTAAGGCTTAAAGATAATTTTAGCGTTTAAAGTGCTTTTTAAGCCCCTCAAGGCGTTTTTATTCAAAAGCCGTTGTCCATTATAGATAAATATATTTAAACTTGTTAAGCCTTACTTTTATAACGCTGTAAAATGATTAAAAGATGTTTTAAAGTCTTTATAATTAAAAAACTATATATACTCTTAAAAATTAAAAGCTATATAATAGTC